ATGACGGTGGGGGGTGTATTTTTAACGACCCCCTCCCTATCCTTTACGGCTCTCTTACTACTTTTATGTATATATCTAATGGATCAATCTTAATTAATTCGTCAACTGCTCTTTCAACCTCTTCATTTTCTTCTAATTCAGTCATATCATCAGTTAAATGTGTCAATCTTCCAAGTTTATTACTTGTATAATAACCTTTTTCAATGTCAAACATGAACCAAGAATTGAAATCATCGAAAGGATTGAAAGGATTGTCGATTGTTGTTGCTGTAACTTGTCTAAACATTCTATTTCTCTCCTTTCAAATATTTAGAAACAGTTGCTGGTGAAATGTTCATCTTTTCAGCAATCTGATTCAATGTAAAGTTTGAAGCGTTCATCGCTTTAATTCTATTGATTTGTGTAGCATTTAATGTACTACTTGCTTTTGGCATTGCTCTTTCTCTAAGAGTATCTGGATCAGAGTTATTTAATATTTTCTTTAGTTTATTTTCACTAATTGCTCCAGCTTGAATAGCTTCCCATTCTCTGTCAGTTATCTTAATAGCTCTTGATCTTCTAGAAACAGAACCAACTTCTGATCTATATTTAGATAAAGCTCTTTGAGAAGTCTTCTTTAAGTCGCCTGGTTTCATATCCGGGTCGGCCTGTTTTTTAGCATTGATCTCGGCACTGGCTAATCTTACAGCTGTTCTTTCTCTAACTGTATTTTTTAGCGCATCATTTAATTTAGCCTCTAGTGCGGATACCTCTTTTTGGTATACCTTCTTAGCACGGGGGTTAGATTCTAGATTACCGGTCTTAATGATCTCTTTTCTAGCTTGATTTGCCATGGCCTTCATACTATTGGCATAGTCCGCGTATAGTATCTCCATAGGGTGCTTACTACTAGATACTAGTGTCATAGCGTCATCTGTTTCAGCCATTCTAGTACTGTCAATAGTACGGGCTTTTGTTCTGTATTTAATAGTGCCGTCCTTATTGGTATAGTATACTTCACCAGTTTTAGAGTTCTTCTTCATAACTGGTTCATACTTATCGCGGTCTGCTTTACTGTTCATGTCATAGGTGATTGTTTTACCTGCAGCGGTCACTACAGTTTTACGTCCAGTCTTCTTATCATAGTTGCCATCAACATAATAAACATCTTTATCTGGGGCTGTCATGTAAAGTAATGCACCCTCTGGTTTACTAGGATCATACCAACTCTTTCCTTTGGCATTAATTCTCGCTTCACCTTTTCTCTTTATTACTGTCTTTTGTCCCTTAGCTCTTGAGATGATAGTGGAAGCTCCGCCGCCACCAATTACATTTCCATCTTTATCAAACTTAGGTTGGTACTTTCTTTGAAGAGTAGCGATGTTATTGTCTACATAACTTTGTTTGTAGTCTAACTTATGTTTCTCAGCATCAATAACGACCATTGAGTGTCTTACTGCGGCAGCTAATTCATCATTGCTAGCTCCAGCCAATGTCATATCTGTGATAAGGTTAGATATTATACCCATTTGAGTATTGGTATTTTTCATTATCTTAACTTCTTTATCACCACGATAATAACGTTTCTTACCATCAGCTCCAACTTTCTCAACAGTTCCATATTCTAATTTGTTATCGAAACCTTTTAATCCTGGTAATTCAGGAGTACTAGTAACTTTAACTTTACCTTTTCTATCATGTGTAGGAATACACATAACAGTATCTCCGTCGAAGTCTGCGCCAGATAATCTTTCTGCAACTTTAGCAGTGATACCTATAGCATCTTTAACATCTGTTCCTAATAATCTTCTAGCTGTAGCATTTTTATTATCTACAGTAAGAATAGGTATTTCAAATGTTCCACCATGTGGATATCTTATTAATGCTAGTTTAGTCCCATCTTTATAGTTTGGCGCATAAACTTTATCGTCGCCCATACTATTTACTGGAATAATTACATGGTACTTTTGACCAGGTAGTGCAGCTGCTTTAAGACTAACTGCTGCTGAATCACAACTACTAGCAAACTTTTCCAAATAATATTTCTTAACAGTTGGATTAGTTAATGACATTATTTCATCTAATTCAGCTGCTTTATCAGCTTTAGCTAAGTCTAATTGTTTCTTAGCCATTTGTTTAGATTGTTTAGCTAGGAATTGAGATGGTAAAGTGTCGGCCCAATCTGACCAATCTCCTTCGTCTGCTCTTTTATTAATTAATCCTAACTTCTTTTTACCAGTAGTTTTATCTGTATACCAGTATTGTCCACCTTGATCAGCATCTTTAATAGCTGAACCAAATGGATTATCTGGATCATCTTTTATAGCTTTTAAAGCTTTATCATAGCTGGTCTTTGAAGTGTTAAATACAACATCAACACCGTCAGGCATATTGTCTGAATACACAGCCATACCTTTTAAATATTTTTTACCATCAACTAGAATACGAACTTGAGAGTATCTTGATTCTCCTAATGATAAATCGTCTACTCCTCTTCTAAGTTCTATTATTCCGTCTTTTTCTCTAGAAGGTCGTCCATCTGTTCCGATGTCATCTGCTAATAATACTTTTAATCTTTTAGAATCTAGACTAGCAGGATAATGGAATTTCTTTTCATATGTCTCTCCACCATCTCTGGTGATGTAATCTTTAATAGTTTGAATTTGGTCATACTTATAAATTTCTTTATGCTCTACATCTGGTTTAGCTAACACTTTTAATGTAGTCATTTGATTTTTATTAGTAGGTTGTGGAACACGACCGCCATATACATTATAGCCTTCTCTTTCAAGCATGTATAAAGCAGTGTCCAATTTTTGTCTAGATACATTAAGTTCTCTTTCTACTTCAGATCCAACGTCAACCATTCTTTTTTCGTCAACTTGTTTCTTTAAGAAATCAGCTGTTTCTCTAGATTTTAACATTCTAGATTCAGACTCTTGATTTAATAATGATCTAATAGTAGATTCGGGCATTCCCATACGTCTACCAATTTCAGTATCACCAAGTCCATCTTCTTTTAAAGATTTAGCTCTAGCAACATCTAGCATTCTTCGTTCATCTTTGCAGATAGATTTTTCAATACGATATTGTGTAGTTGTAAGTCCGAATTCTTTCATAATATTTTCAGGTGTTTCTGCCCATCCAGTTTTCTTAAGTTCTTCCACCCTACTTAAGAAGTCTCGAGTATGTTGGTATTTATCTTCACCAGACCCCCATGGGTATCTTCCTGATCTTCTAGGCATACCATAATGTTCTAGAAATTCATCATTTGTTAATTCGGCTGAACCTAAATAAGATGCTATTTCATCTGATATCAGACTCATTGTTACGCCCTCCCTTCCATATTTTCTATTAATTTATTTAAATGTACGATCTTATCCATAATCGGTAGAATGTCTTCAGCAGTTGGATTATGAACAATCACTTCATCATTTTGGTATATTCTTAATTCGAATTTAATTTCACCAGGTTTGATTTTATACTCTAAACAGAATAGAGCAGCATATATTTCTAACTGTTCCATTTTTACTTTTGTAGAGCCTGTTTTTAAATCGTGTATTCTAAGTACCCCGTTTCTAAAACAGATTGCATCAGCTGTTCCAAAAAAGTATTCAGAATAAAATAAAACAACCTCAGTGTGCATCCTAAAACTAATAGCGTCATTTACGTACGCTGAAAGAGTTTTTTCAGAGCGAGGTTGTTTAATACCTAGTTTAATTGTTTCTGCTGCCCAAGCATGTAATCTTGTTCCCCATTCAGCAGCTTTTAAATTTTTGTAAATTTCAATAGCTTTTTCATCATCGTATCTTAGCCAGCTTGATTTGCTAGCACCAAAAGGAGCATGTAGTCCTTCTAGATTTTGATGGTTATTGAATTTCATTTTTGTCTCCCTTCTATTTGTTGAACACTTCCCCTAATTCATTCAACACTTGATCTTTATTCTCTGGATAAATAAATCTTGAAAACGACATCTCGTTCATTTTATTAACATAATATTCTTGGTTTGGTTGTTTAACCGCTTTTTCGCTTTTTTTATTTTCTAGTGTCGCCCATTTATTTTTATAAAGAATTAATAAATCTGGAATTCCTTGAATATCCGTAGGATCTAATTTAGTTATTATGCATCCTGGAAATTTTTCTTTAAGTTCTTTCTTTAATTTTTCTTGGAATCCGCCTCGACCCGTTTCTCTCATTTAGAATTGCCCCTTTCCAAACGTGTCAAAAAAGACAAAAGGGTATGGCCATAAGCCACGCCCCTTATATTCTCTCTTTCTCTCTATAAAAGGACATGTTTTTTTCGCGAATTAGTATTTGGAGGAAAGAATGTCTCGACAGAGCAGTCTAATGCTAATGCTAATCTGTATAACATGTAATAGTTAGGCAACCCATATCCATTCACGTATCTACTAATTGTTGTTTGGCCAGAACCTATCATATCAGCCAACTCTTTTTGTGTTATGCCTTTTTTCTTAATTAAATTAAATAACACATTCGAAAAATAGAATGTTAATTCATTATCAGTACGATAAGCCATAATAACCCCTTTCTAATATTCTTTGTATAGCAAATCTTCGATAGAGCAACCTAAAGCTCTTGCTATTTTAGCAGCCATTACAACACCTGGTACACATTTACCAGTCATATATCTAGTTATCATTGTTTGAGATGTGCCAACAATTGACGCTAAATGTTCTTGTGTTATTTCTCGTTGTTTCATAAGATTATATAACCTTATCTTGAATGAGCGCTTCCACTCTTCGTCAGACAATTCATGACCCTCTGGATAGAACCCTCTGGAACTATGTAACACTGTGTCATACAAACATCTTCTTCCATCTTTAAATTTGAAATATATTTCATACTTACTTACATATCTCGCTTCTTCTAAATCTTCTGCGGTAGCAAACGGATCAATGTACGGTAAATAATTGTGTATAATAAAATTACTCATAAAATATCCTCTCTTTCGTGTATTTTTAAGTTCTGGTCAAAAACCCACTTTTTTTCTCATATTCTTTTATTTTTTTGTATTTATTACATATATGTACTATTTACTATTTTTTTGTCCGATATTAAAATAAAAGTGGGCAAGTGGGCAAAAACCTCGCAAAGCCTTATAAATCAAGGGTTTACGCTGGCCACTTTCGTTTTTAAAAGTGGGCTTTTGGTCACTTTTTTTGGCCAAATCAAAAATTTTTAAAAATTACCAACTTCGTTTTTTCACAAAAAGTGGGCAAATGGTCAAATCTGCGGACCAAAAGTGGGCAGAAAAGAAGAGACTATGTTAGTCCATAGCCCCCTCTTCAACCCCTATTTTTGCGTACGTAGACCTACCGATCCTAACCTTTTCAGGTCCATCCTTATCCTTTATAAGACTGTCCACCTGCTTACTTGTCAAAGAAATTTTGTCATGTATATATAACCCGATCATCCATTCTACCCCTATAATGTCTGTCCATTTCTTTAACTCTTCATCAGTAACTTTTTCTTTTTTAGCCATTAATTTTTATTCTCCTTATTTAACTTTTTTACTTGGTCTTCCAGCTTTCTTCTTAGGAGTTACTTTTGTAGTTTTTTCAACTTCTTCCTTAATCTTAGTGTATTGTTCTAGAGCAGCTGTTATAGCAGCATTTCTCTTAGCTTGAATTTCTAAATTAGTTGCAATACGTAATACAGCTACGAATCCAGCTACTAATATAGCTAACACTAATAATACAAATGTCATCCAATGCATTAATTATTCACCTCGACTTTCTCACAATATATTTTTTCGTTTTCAACTAAACATCCGTTTTCTAATTCTTGTGGTTTACCTATAGCTAGCCCGATCATAAAACCTATAAAGATAGCAAATAATGAACACGCTACAACCAATTCAAATTCGTCCATTATACTTTCTCCTCCATAGGAACGCCTAATTCTCTATAAGCGTGCTCCTTATGTTCATATCTGCGTTCAACGTTTTCTTTAATACTGTAATAATTATTTCTAACATCTCTATGATAATTATCTATACGTTCTCTGTTTTCTTTAGCCCAATCTAAATCACGTTGTGCGTCTTCTAATTTACTTTTTAAAGATTCCTCTCTCTTCTTTTGATTATCATAATCTTCTTCTCTTCTCATATTCTCGATAGTATCAAATATCGCATCTATCTTTGCATTTAATATTTCAAATTCTTTACTGTTCATTTGGTATCTCCTTCTTTCCATTATTTATTGCGTCTAATATTTCTTTACCACTAAACGCAATAGGTACTTCTCTGCTTATAGCTTTTGTTGCCCACATACATGCTTCTTGTAGTCGTTCGTCACATATTCGTAATTCATCGCTACTAGGCGCATTCTTTTGGATCACATACCATAAGTCTTCGAACCCCATTCTAATTTCGTCTATCCTTTTTACTTGATTAAGTGAAATCTCTCTTGCCCCAAACTTATCCATTACTTTAACTCTCCTTTAGCAGCCATAATAGACATATTAACTAAATCTCTTAATTGATCTTCGTTTAATATATTCTGTCTCATCAATGTTTCTAAATAACTAGCAGTAGCTGTATAAATAGAAACTGGATTACCAGTGATTATTTGTTTAGAGTTACCCATACCAGGATGTCTGAAAATATAAATGTCGCAATCGTACACTTCATCCATCTCCCCAGTAATCTTAGGAGTAACCCCGGGATATATCTTATCTATCTTTTTTCTAAAATCATTTAAAGCTATCATTATTTCTAATTCAGTAGAAGCTGAAGTCTTACATTTGTTTCTCATCGTTATCTCCTTTCGCTAGCTTCACTATGTAATTCATAAAATCTTCAACATCATAACCAGCATCGTATATAACTTTCCAACGATTACTACAATAATCAATAATGTTGTTTAATCTGTTCAATAATTCACGTACGTACCTTTCCTTTTCATCCTCCAACACAAGTTCGTTCATCTTCTTAATATACTCGTCACATGACAATGTCTCGTTAATGCTCATACAAATATCTTCGTCAGATATTGTAGGAATCGATACTGTAACTGTTTCCATTTCGTTATCCATTGTTTTCACCTTTACTCTCTATAATTTCGTCTAACTTCTGTATAACAAGCTGTAACTCTATAATTGTTTCTGTGAACAATCTATCCGCCAGACAATCACTTCTTCCGAAATCCACATCAAAACTCTTTTCTATTTTCTTATCGATGTAATCTCTTACATCTTTTACTTTAGTAATAATGCGTTCTACCGGATTAGAGTCTTCTTTAATAAGTGACCCTCCTCTTGGAAACATTGACAAACTACCATTAGAACGTTTTGTGAATTTCCAATTACCGATTATTTTTGGATATAGACTATCTTCATCCTTATGAGATTCTATAAACTCGTCTATCTCTTTGTTACTAAACCAATGAGAATATAAATTACCATCTATGTCTCTATAGAATCCTTTTATATGTCCCCTCTCATTAATTTTGTAATCTGTCATATACAACTTGTCTTTCATTCCATACCATTCGTCCCCTTGTAATCTTTTATGGTATTTCTTACTCATCTGTTTTCACCTTATCCCAATTATCTATCTCAACATCGAAACCATGTTCTTGTAATACTTTAGTTGAATGCTCGTAAGTACCTCCGTAGAATGTGTGAGTGCTTAAATATACATGATGATCAAAGAAGTTTTTATACTCTTCACTGTCGTGAGCACAATTACACCAGAAATTATCATCAAGATCGTCCTCATCACAAATAGGAACTATCCATCCACAACAATCATTTATTATGATTCTATATTTATCATTAGCTGGAACCTGTGAAAGGTCTTCCCAATCTCTAATTAATCTACTCATCGAACATCTTTATAAACCTTTCATATAGTTTTTCTTTTTCTAGTCTTTCGTAAATATCTCTAGGTTGTATTGTGAACTCTACTTCTTCAGCTAATTCAACATCTAATATTATTGGTGTTTTTAATCCACATAGTCTCGTATACATAATGTCACGATATTCACTAACTAAGAATTCAGGCATGAAAGTATCGCCATGATGACACTGAACAACCATTTCCGCATATGTACTAGGTTTCATTCTAATAACAACTTGAAACTTGTTCGGATATAAATATTCTTCTTCCCAAGCGTCTCTCATCTTCATATACTCGTCTACGATTCTATCTTTAATCATTGTTTTCACCTTTTCTAACTTCCTCATAATCTTCAGACCATCTAGCAAATGTATATAACTCTCTTAAACCTAATTTTTCTAACATACCTCTTAAAGTCACCACATATTCACTATCTAAACCGTATCCACTTCTTAAATAACTTAGTATCTCTTCGTTTAATATTTCTTCTAAATAATTTAATTCTCTTTGATTAAACATATTATCTCCTTTTATACTTATCTCTATGTTTGCTGGCATTGATTATTTTGCATATCTCATCTTGTGTCTTTAAAATTCCTATATCAATCTTGCCTAGCAATTCCCCATATTTATCTATCTGATATCGCTCTATCATCACTATCAACTCGTTTAGGTATTGAAATGCCCCATGTTTTTTCTTAAATTTCTCTCTAAACTTTCCTCTATTCTCTAAAGGTGTGTCTTTATACATTGAGAAATACATTTGTAATTTAAACTCAATATTTCCCATCTACAGTACCTCGACCAACCACGCAATCAACCCTATAAGTCCTATCAACCCAAAACCGCCCATAAAAACAACTAAGCTGAATAATTCATCATTATTTAATATTATTTTTATGAACTCTTTCATATTTTATTTACTCCTATTTCTTTTTCTTTTCCTTTTTCTCTTTTTAATCTTATCTTCTATGCAAAAGTATATGTCTGCAACTCTATCAAGGAACCATTCCACCCCATCTGAAATAATCCCTCCAAGAAGCAATTCGTCTATCATTGTGATAAACGAAATAACACCTAACATTAAGAAGATGTAAACAACTATAAATATCAAAGTATCTATCATTATTTACCCCCTCCAAATATAAAAGCTACTATTCCGAACATAAAAACAAACAATCCTAAAGCCGCTAATTCTTCCATTATTTATTACACTCCTATTACATCTATATATTCTTTTAAATCTTCCAACCCATGATAATGATAACCCCTATCATCAATATATAAAGCTCCTACAGCTTTTTCGTTCGTAACCCCTATAACATTATCTTTAGTCCAATACATATTATCTTCCATGTCTTTATTAAATACTTCGAAACTAAGATTTAAGTCCATAACGTTAAGATATCTTGAACATATATAATTTAAATGTTCTACAATCTGTTGAGCAGGTCTGTTACTAGATATAACTATGTAATAATCCTTCATAAGCTCTTTCATATATGTTAATAAGTCATAATCTATCTCTCCGTATATAGATCCATCTTTCCAACCTTCGTAACCGGTATGTATAACTCCATCAAAATCAAACACTATTGTCTTTTTCTTCTTTTTATGTGATTCCTTTTCGAATGCTAACGTAACTCTACAAGCCTGTATTTCAGCTTCCATTTCTGTTAGCTTCTTTTCAATTTCCTCGAATTTTATCATCTTTCACCTTTTTCTCACTTTCTTTTTTGGTTGAATATCCGGACTATCTTTTGTATTCGGATATCTGTTCCATAATTCATAGACAATCTCGTCATGCTCTTTTTCTAGTTGCATGGATCTCAACGCCATCTGGTTTTCCTCTACCATTATTTCATTCAAACGTGTTACTAATTCGAAAGTGGTTTTATCCTTCATTTATATACTTACCGAACACGTATCCTGGCATTTTCATATCGTCCATGCTACTCTCTTTAATATGCTGTCTATATTCTTCCCATGCTTTATCAAACCATTCTTTGTCCCCATATTTTTTAATAAAGCTATCTAATATAATACAAACTCCCCCTGGTAAGTCATTGTAAAAATCTTTATTTATCTTTTTCATTTTTACCTCCAACTTTAATGCTAAATCCTTTGTAGAATAGTGCGCTAATTAATATCAGCCACCATTTTTGGAATATCACTGCTATAGCTGTAAAACATGCTAATACTACAATATTCCATAAAATCACTAAACCTAGTGCTTCAACGTCCTCTTTCTTCATTTTTACTCCTTTCATCAAACCAACTGTACATATAATCAACGCTGACTTGTGCCCAATCACGTCGACCTTTATAATCTATTGGTTTAACAGCTAAAAAGAATATAGTATCGCCAACTTGAATGATTCTATCATTTTTAAACATTTTAACTGGCGTCTCCCATTTTGCTGTTTGTTCCTTTACAGTCCACATCGCATAATTTGCATGCTGCATGTCAAAACACTCAACTATGTATTTCACTATTTCAGCTCCATTCTATTTAAAATATCCTCATACACTCTTTCTTGAACGTTCGGATATCTTACCCCATCAATGTATTGAGCATCTAATTTAGCTTCTTCATATTTAGTTAGAATATATTCTCCTAACTCAGCCATTTGTTTTAATAGTTGTTTGTTCTCTTCTTCAACGTCATCAATATGTTTCAACCACTCTGATAAATCTTCCATCGATTTCATATGTTTACCGGTTTCAACTTTATGGCCCAGTATCTCGAAATATGTTTTATCATTAGGTATATATAACAATGGTTGTTTATCCGTATTCTCTCTTTGAAAAAACTTAATGTTAGTAGTTTCTGGTAACATTATCGGATCTAAAATTTGGTGTAATCCACCGCGTCCTGGATCTATTTTATTCATAATCTCTCCTTTACTTTTTATCTATTTAGCCACTTCCCAAATATAAATCTAGGTCTGTCTATAAGCTCGTCTTCACAAACTACGTAACCTAGATTACCAACATGTCCATAATATAAATCTTTATCGAACTCTGGTAGGAAGTCATCTCTTCTCATACAGAAATTAAGGCATGCTATATTTCCATTCCAAGCCATTTCATCAACTTCATCGGCCGTAAGTTTTCTTTCTATACGAATCTCTTTTCCGCCAATGTCTTGATGTTTAACTTGCTTTTTTATCTTGTATTTCTTGTTTATCTCTATCATCTGTACTTATCCCCTTCAGTATCTTACGAATATCATCTTCGCTATACTGTCTATTTTTATATGTCGTATTTAATGTTTTCTCCCTTTTATGTAATTCTGCTAATATAAATTGTCTATTTTCCTTAGATGTCATTTTTGATTTGATTTCGTTATACTTTGACATTAGTTCCATGTCATTTTTAACAGTTCTTCTTTCTATTCTTATATCTTTTATTTTTCTAATTACGTTGTAACACCATAATATGCTTATTGGTTTGTTCTCAATATAATGTAAAATATCTTGTTCTTTACTATCTAGCTCACTTAATTTATTAACCAACGTAGTCCCATATTCATCTATACTATTTAGTAAAGTTACTGCTTCTGTTATTTTTGCCATTACATCCATTGTCGGCTCCCTTCATTATTTTTCCTAACCTTTTTAATATCATTTTTATCTTTCTTGAAACTGCTGACTGTGTCGTATGTAGCTCAGTTGCTAACTCTCTTTGTCTAGCCTTATCTGATCCATAATATCTTTTTAATAAATATTGTTCCTTCTCATTCAATAAATTAAAAGCCCTCTGTAAAGTTTCCATTGTTTCTTTTCTGATTAAATATTCATCCATGTTAAAATCACTAGGAATCATATCGATTAATAAAATCTCTCTACCGTCTGAATCGTTTAATACAACAGACTCTAGAGAAATAGTATTCTTGTTTGCTTTACGAGCAGGACCATTATCTAATCTAAGCTCTTTCAATATTTCATTTCTTATGCATCTGATAGCATACGTCGTAAACGTGAATCCTTTACCAGGATCAAAACTATCAGCAGCTCTGACCAACCCTATCAACCCTAGATCATAATACTCATCTAGTTCCTCATATAACCCCAACTGTTTAAGTGCAAAATAAATTAAATTTAAATTGTCTAAAATCAAATCATCTCTCATAATTTTTAATCCGGTTACCAACTACTGTCTATATCACACTCGTTCATAATATATTTCAAGTCGTCGTAGTGTTCTGGCAACATCTGTCCTTTTCTAGTTTCGATATATTCATTAGCTACGCTTAATCTATGATTTGCTATATCAAGCTTTTGTCTTAGATCTTTATTAGCGTATCTTAAATTTTTCATTTTTCTTTGGTTTTCGTTAACTACTCTGAAATGTTCCAGGTTTTGTTCTGGATTACTCATGTTTGCGAAATTAATCAGAGCTGTTAACGTATTAATATGATCTTTCAGAATATATACCTCGTTCTCTAATTCATTAATATTTTTAAACGAAGTAATAAGTGCCTTCTCTAATTCTTCATATGTAAGTCTTTTCGGCTCTGTATTTAAACCATAATGACAATGCTCCGCAAACTTCTTCCATTTCTCTAATATAATTTGTTCGTCAGTATTGTCTTCTGGAAATATCATAGTAAATTGTCCATCTTTATTCGGTTCAATTCTCATTTTAATGCCTCCGCAATTTCTTCTGCATACATTATATAATCGTCGTAACTACCTACTTCTATTTTCACAGGCACATCATCAAATTGATACTCGATATACATATATTTATTATCGCCTATTGCATTGTAATAAATCTTTTTAATGTTACTTAATGACACATATGTATCGTAAATTCTTATCATATTAATCCTCCCTAATTTTTAACTCGTAATCTTTACAGCCTAAAACTTCATTAATATACTCTTCTAGATTTTTTCTAGATATAGTTATTTCTCTTTTAACCCTATGACGAAGTGGGCCCAAAGGATCTATTGAAAAACCATCTTCCTCAGCAATCATCGCTATGGGTTCTAATTTATCAATTAAATCTACTTTCTTTTTCATTTGTAGATATTCGTCTAACCCTATAATTACTTTATTATCCACATTGAACCTCCGAATCCTCAGAGTTTGTGTAAGTGTGTGGAACCTTCTTATTAAATGTTACACTGCTGTTATCGCATGTAAATTTGTATGGTGGGACCATTTCTTTTTCGCTTTCGCCTCTATAAGTTATTTTCGTATTAGCATATGGTCCGTAATACATAGACTTTAATTCTTCGTATCTTCCTTTAATCATTAATAATTCTTTATATTCCTCTATAGAAATATAAATCTTTTCTTCGTATTCCATTTTTAATAATCTCCTTTACAAATATAAAAGAAGACTAAGGCTTTTTAACCCTAGTCCTCTCTAACACTTTTTTATTCTCACGTATGACTTCCATGCGTCTGTCATATTCCTCGTGATCATCTAATTCTAACTTGTGTAATTCTACATGATTTTCGTTGGATAGTAGAAAACTCTCTTCATATATTGTATGTTGTGTTTTTCGAAACGGTGGATCATGATGGAGCACTAATTTTTCTTTAGCGTACTTCTCCATATTGTACATATCCACTCTGCCGCATTGTAGAAACAATTGCTGCTTAACTTGTCTCGATCCAGGTCTTCTACTCATACACGAACCTCAATTATTTCAAATAGCTACTGCCGCAATATACAATTACACCATTGTAATTCACTTTAGCCCAACCATTTGTTACCCCTAAATATTCAACTACAGTGCCAGATCTAACTGCTTTATAGACATTGTTACCGTACTTAGGTTCCTTTCTTAAATTTAACCAAGTACAATAAGCAATCTTTTTATAAACTTTATCTGTCGCTGTTGGTTGTAATTTAATATCAGCCTCAGCAACCCATCCCAAACCATCGATATGATATGGTTTAGCGCCGTTAGCAGTTAGTTTAATAGTTCCTTTGTAGTTAGTCATATAACGACCTCTACCGTTACCTTTAGAGTCTCTGTATAAATATCCATTCAATATAATTTTGTTATTTTTTTCGAACTTCAATTTAGCAGGAGCTGGGTTAGGATTAACTGTAGGTTTGCTATCCTCAGGAGCAGTTATTTTACCTACCGCTGGGTTAACAATACATCCTCTAAAGGAATATCCAGAACCATGTCCCCATCTACCGTTTGTATTGTATCTGTGAGAGTTCCAGAATGCAGAACTTCCATAACCAGACTCTGATGTATAAATATGATTTTTATCGTAGATCTTTTCAACTACGAATACGTGTCCAGCACCATCGTTTCCTGATAATGTATTACCTTTTTGCATTACCATGATTCCGCCAAGTACTGGATAATCAACAACTTCAAGACCCATACTTTTAGCTCTTTCGATGAAGTTTTCTGCGTTACAGTTTAATGATGGATATTTCATACTTCCGATAATTTCATTAAATCTTCCGCAAGCATATCCAACGCAGTTTGCAAGAACATTACAATTTTTGTCGGTTGGACTACCTTGAATACATGTGCTATAGCCGCCTTTTGATTTTGTAATATAAAATTTATTTCCTGCACCTGGTTTACTCGTTCTCTGTGTGAACATTTTCAACGTCACCATCCTCTACTAAAGTATCTAAGCTGTCCTCATTAAAAGTTGTTTGTAATTCTTCAACATTACTCATATTTTCATCTCCTTTTTTTAGTTATTTACTGCGTATTTAGTTCGTAAAATATCACCGTATTTTTTCAACTGATAGTTTACGATTCTTATATATAAGTTATTTACATCGATGTCTTTATACTTTTTTAATATCTTCCTTTTGCAATTTTCAGCGTTCTTGAAACACTTATCTCTATATTGTACGAATGCACATTCCTCTTTAAATTTTTTTAAACACATTTTAAATCACCTTTAATCCTTTTTCTTTGTTTCCTCTTTTTCATATTTTACTGGTTGGATTGATCCAACGTTCGTAGGGTTGTCTAAGCACTCATGACAAGGGTCTTTATGACCTGGTACGTTCTTGTGTTTACAATTGATACAGTACTTTTCAAACTCTACCATTTTGTCGATAATTTCCATATTACCTCCTTATTTTTGAATCTTATTCATTATCACCTTTTTTATAGATTTACCTAAGGTGTAACCAACAAATAACCCAATGCCAAATTTAACATTATCAGCAAAAGTGTTTTTTGGTTCTTCTTCTTTTCTGCAGACGATAATGACATACTTTGTATTCTCCTTATTCTCCATGTCTTCACCTCCTTTAAATAGTCCACTTAGCCCATTTTCCCTCATTAAAGTTTTTCTTCTCTCTCAATGCTTTAGCTATAGCTAGATCAATACCGCTTCTACTTTTGAGATGATAGTAATATAAATCAGTATAAGGCGTGTTTAATCTGTCTATTCTTCCACATGATTGTTGCATAATCTTATATGAGTAATTTTGACTAAAAAATATAATTGTATCGGTTTTAATACAGTTCCACCCCTCGGCCCCTGCGGTATACTGAACTAAATATACCCATTTATCTGTATCTGGCACCGGTTGGTGTTTGTGTCCGTTCCATTGAGCGACTTCTACATCGCTTTCTAATGGAAGATTAAGCAACATATCCAACTCATAATCAAAGTTGTAAAATATAATAGCCCTCGGACACTTCTCCAACAGTTCTAAAAGAGCTGCTACTCGATGTTCGGATTCGTTTACAATACGCCTTAGAACATAGCAAAGACCACTAGCTTGTTGGATAGGTTCGTCCTTATAAGGGTCCCATCTCGTTCTAGTGGCCTCTCTATATTTTCCAGCATCATACAGAACAAATACTTCTTCGTGATGCGCTATAGTTTTTCGTCTGAAGTCCATGTCGATCAGAATTTTATTTCGTAATTTGATCAACCTTCCAGTGTTTATATATCGTTCTACTTTTGGATACTTACTAAATCTAGAGTATACAAAGTGTTCACGCGCGAATTCCGTTTTGTTACGATAGAATCCGTTTGCTATAAACACCGGGATATAATCTTCCCATTTATCTCCTGGAGTTGCTGATAACAGAATCCAGTCGTTCATGTTTGCGATTTTTATAAACGATTTAGACCAAGCTCCCCAACCAACTACACGTTGCTCGTCAAATATAAAGAATGCATTCTTAACGTTTGCATACTTTTGAATATTGTTCCAGCTATCAACGACTATCTTATTTTTATATAGTTCGTTAACCTCTTCATGTGTAGACATTAGAAAGTTAGCTAATTCTCCTTCCCATTCGAGAGTATCTCTTTTTCTAGCAGTGGTAATAATGTACAAATCTTTTGGATTAACCATAGGCTTATAATCCGGATCTATACTCCCACCTTGCTCTTTGAAATAATAATAAAGCGCAGTTCTACTTTTTCCAGAACCAACTCCCCCATTTAATATACAACCGTTACTCATATTGTTAACGGCGTCCATCTGGTAGTCATATAAGTACTGCTTCATGTTTGTTATGTGTTCTACTTCCATATTGTATTCTCGTATGAATGTTTTGATAATCATTCACCCTCTAACTAAATAACTCTCCTAATATCAATAGTACAAGCCATATACCGGTTGCTATAGGCCAGCTGAATGTCAAACCAAAACACAATGTTATAAGTTTGATAATGCCACAAGTAGCAATCCAACTAAAACCTAAAACTATTAAGAAAGCAATACCAGTTATAATTGCAGTTAATAATGCAAATAACATACAACACTCCTTTCTATCTTATGATCTTTACGTCTTTTCTAAAGTAACGTTTATTTTCAGTCTTAACGAACGAAGAATATAATTCGTCCGAATCCTTGTTATACGTTACCTTGTAATATACGCCGTCGGAAATCGGAGTTGAAAGCAATATTTTGTAATTACCGTCTATGTGACTAAACCCCACTACACAAATATCACGCAACGTTATTGTTTCAATTCCGTCCTTTCCTGCTACGTATATATTGAAATACTCCTTTACCATTCTTTTGGAAACATTAATGAATTCTCCCTTTTTCATATTAAATATCCTCTCTTTTTGATTTCGCCTACCTTTTTCAACCAATGTTCCCTTTCTTTTTTTTATTATTATTTAAATGTTACGCCTTCTTCAGCATACATAGCTCCGAATCTATCAATATTTTGAGTAACGTTAATAGATTGTAAGTATGCTGTTCTACCAGTTTTACCGTTAACCTCCCAGTCATAAGGTCTAAGATCTAAATCAACGCTAGCGATATCAATTTCGTCTAACATGTCAATAGTATCTTCGTTCAATCTTGTAACAGAGTCTCCAGATCTAACATAAGCAGCTGGTCCTCTATTATTAAATTTGATCTTAACTGGTAAGAACATGAATGGATCTTCATATTCATCACGAGGTGGTTTAATTTTAACGTTCCAACCTGCCTCAGTTAATTCCTCACATAACTCTTCATTAGGTATAATAACTGCAAAGTTTCTATCCCCTTCTCTATTAAATTTGCTACCTGCTCCAGCAAAGTTTCTATAGATAATTCTTGCATCTGTAATTTCTAAAACATTTCTTGTAAATCTTAATTCCATATTTTTTTTCTCCTTTTCAAAACATTTTTATTTACTTAATTTATTTTCGATTTTATTCCATACTTTTAATCCGGTTTTGTATCCAACCGTACCTACAACTGCATATACAAATACTGTTACGCATGACCCACATAAGTCATTAAAATTTCTTAACATTTAAATCTCTCCTTTCTAAATGTAAAAATAAAAGACACAATGTTTTAATTGTGCCAATTACTTATCTTTCTTTGAATTTTTTCTTTTTGGTTTATTAGCCTTTTCTTCTACTGTGTCTGCTACGTCAGTAACCACTGCTCCTAACACACATCCTACTAAAACTACAACTAATAATTTAAATATAAACATAATAAATTCACTCCTTTTCTTTCACTATAGGGCTTGTAAATTTCGCGAATTTATTAGTCGTTTGAGACGAACCATTCGAAGTCTCCGTACTGAGATATTGTTTCTACAGCAGCATCAACAAGTGCATTGTAGTATGACCTATCTATATACTCTTCGTTCGTACCCCTAACTAGTTCAGACTCTAACCATCTGTATCCTTTAGCTCCACCAGCTGAATAATATTTACCATCTTTCTCTCTAACAAGTAAACCTCCACCTTTACCAGGAAGTATTGGACAGAAGTTTCCCACTTTTCCTACGAAGTGGTAATCATGCCCCTCTGCTATTCTAGGTTCAAGTCTATCGTGAGCTGTTTTCCATTCACCTTCAGAGATAAGTTGTTTTCTGAATTGAGTATCATATTTAGCTAACTCTTTTTCATCCATAGTTACATCCGGTAATACTTCATTCATGTCTAAATATAAAGCTGTAGTAACAGACTTAGTCTCACACATATCGCTGAATTCGATTGGTTCTTTACTGAACAACGTCTTGAATACGTATGGTACCGCAAACTGTGCTCCAGTAGCATCCCATTTGCCATCGTGTTTACAAATATAAACAGCATCATTTACAAGACACATCTTGTCGTAAGTAGCCTCGTGTTCAAACTCATATCCGTACTTTTCTCCAAACTTCATAACGAAGTCTATAATCTCTGGAGTAGCATTTGGAATCTTAATTGAGTCCGTCTTAACATGTGCAACTGTGAAACCTCTCTTTTGAACCTCATTCTTAAGATCGATCATAAATAAAGCTCCACGTTTTGCAACGATATTATCTTTATTACGAATATCTCTGAATGGATTATCAAAGTTAGCAGCTGTAAGACCATAAACCGAGTTTATAGCCGTTTTTAGCGCATTAGAAAGCTGTTTAGATGTCAATTCACCATTTTTAACTTTCACAACGTATGACGTCAATTTACCGTCTAGAAGTGTGTTTAATTTGTCCCAATCTTCGTGTTTAATCGCAACACGTCCTAAGATCAACTCTCTGAAACGTCTTGTGAATCTTGGTCCGAATACGCATTCAGCTATAGCACTGTGTGGATGCATTGATACTACGTCCAATAATGCTACATTAGTATGCATACCTGGTTCAGCATAAACATACCCACCTTCTCCAACTTCTTCTCCACGATACATTGACTTGCCGCCCTCGAACGTGTATCCAGGGAAGTATGGCAGTAAACTCTTAGCTTCTCCATGCTTTTGAGCCATCATTTTAGGACAGGCTTCTTCATAGAACGCTTTTACCTCAGGATCTAATTCAAATACTGGTTGCGATAAATCACGATAACAGAACTCTCCTTGCGGTTTTCTTTCATTGCCAAATATAATTTTTGTAGTTAATGTGTTTGTTGTGTCATTAACTGTCATAACGCCTAAATCAGCTAAAATTTGTCTTGCTAGCCAATCAGCTGATAAGTAATTCCATGCTGCTTCAGTCGCAATAACGTCATTATCACAATACTCGGCAACCTCAATCCATTTCTCTTCAGGAACTGGTTGATCCCATGGTAATCCTAATTCTTTATGGTGTATACCCATCTCAATTTCAAGCTTCTTAAGAGACTTCTTGTTACCTGCTGAAGCAAAGTCATAAATATCAGTGTATGATAGATTATAAGCTTCGCCAAAGAATGTATTCTTATCGCCATTAACAATTCTTTGAGACAAATTGTATAATTGCTCGTTAGAATACCCCATCAATCTCGCATACAAAATATGATTATCATATCTTCTACAGTTGAATCCAACCAATCTATAATGAGTTAGTTCTTCTACATCAGTAGGCGTCGGATTGATCATTCTAACAATCGGATTTCCTTCACCTTGTAATTTCCAGTTAACTAAGAATAAGTTAGGAAATACTTCACAGTCCCAAAATATAATAGATTCGTTTTCTGCTTCTACTGGAACTGACGGTTCTTCGGATTTGAAGTGCATTTTGCTTACTAATTTAATACAATAGTCTGATTGATTTGTACTGTTCATAGCAAATGCATATATTTCATTTTTCATATCAGTAAGGTCATATTTCATACCTTGTTCGTAAGCATCTTCTAATATCTTGTAGATAAAGTCGATACTTGGTTTTGTCCCAGGATGAAACTCTTTATCCATATTTCGTTTCACCATTTGTCTAAGACCTTTTTCGCTTTTTATTACATTTGCGCTCACCATCTTTTTTTCTCCTTTCGTAGGTAAACCCGAACTAATAGTTTTGATAGGTAGATTATTACATTTTGACAATCTCCTACGAAGTGAGCTTTTTCCGGTGAATACCTTTATCTCTATACTATCTGCGTACACTCTACTAAGCTTTGTGATGTCTCCATTATAAATATAATGAAGATGTATACCGTTTCCACTTTTCGATAGCTCTGCGTACGTAGCTGGCCATTTACTAGCCTCTTCTAGATTCTTTTCAAATGATTTATTACCGTTCTCATCTTTAATATCGAAATCGATAACTATATGATTTTCCGGTATCTTTACATAATGTGTTCTGGCTGTGTTTAAACTCTGTAATGTTGTTTTAACATCATCCCACTTCTTACTTGGTGTTTCTTTTGCTGATGCGTACTGCGCAGGACAATCACTACATTCCTTATCAAATATAGACTCTTGTTCCTCAAACTCTATAAGTGCTGTAGAAATGTTTTTCTCATTTTTACCCCTCGGCGTTTTTTCAGTTTCGAAAATATCAGTCCTGAAAGAACTGTAATAACTTCTAGTTCTTGTTCCGTCATCCATATTAAACCTATCATTGTATTCTTTGAAGTAGTTTTTAAGTTCTTCCTTGAACGCTCTTTGAGATAATGGATAAGGAACCTTTGCATCATCACAATAGTTCTTATACATTTCCCAAGCTGCTTTCAAAGTAGTACCGTCTTCCTTCTTAAATACATGATACGCATCGACAACGAAGTTATAAAAGTCGTTCGAAGCTCCCATCATCGCAGTAGGTGTATAATGGTCATAAGCGCTCGGATTTTCTAAATATACTTCTTTACAATGCCAAGCTATCGCTCCAAGTTCGAATTCGACTTGTTTAACTAACCTTTTATACTCGTTTGCCGGTAGTTTGTTACCTGATGGCGTTACGTCAATTAATCTTCGTATAAGACCAGATTTACCGTCCGTAATCTTTACCGGCTTGTTTGTACCCATAAATAAGAAACATTTAAATCTATTCGCATATGTTGATTTGAACTTTTCATTAACAGTCATAAGCTCGTGTGAAACCAAACTGTTAAGTCTAGTGTTATCTTCGATTCTCGATAAATCACCATCGTGTTGAATAGCCACAAGTGGATTAGACTTAAATGCTTCCAACGCAAAAGAGTTATTAGCCGAACCCAATGCTTTCGCATCGAATACCGAATAATAACCCTCAAATAATTGTTGAATAATATTTAAAATAGTTGACTTACCAGTTCCTGCTGCACCATACAATACAAGAAACTTCTGGATTGTTTTTGAATCACCAGTAACAATAGATCCTATAGCCCATTCTAATTTATGTCTTTCCTCTGGAGTATATAAGGTAGATATTATTTTATCATAAGCTGATATGCTACCTTTCTCAAGTGGATAGTCTAGTCTTCTACTAGCGTAGTCTTTCTTCGTAGTCACTGTGTTCGAAAATATCAATGATTCATCTAACATTTCGAACGAATCTCTTTTTTGCCTTTGACAATATTTATGCCAATCATCGATTGTCCCACTAGTAGAATCCCAGCTGTAAAGTATGTTTACATGAGCTTCAGGATGTTCTATTTTGTATTTCTCAGCATATTTGGTTAACTCTGAATCTATTATGGATAACGCGTCATCTTCGTTAGTTGACCACAATCCAAGTTCTTCAATCCATACTGCATAGAAATCACCGCCTCTAATCATCAAATCTTGAGATTTAGGATACAGTCTAAATTTAGGATATATGTCCACACCGCTCTTTGTATTACGTGTCGATATGATTAAAAAATCCACCATATCCGTTATTCTCCTTTCGACTTCAACTCCTCTAATTCATTAGTAAGTCTAGTAATTTCTTTTTCACGCTTTGATATCTTTCTTCCAACCGCATACAATGCGATTCCCACTAAAATAAATTCTAATTTGTACTTTTTTCTAATCTCATCTAATACATTGTCATTTCCATTTATTACTATTTTCATCGTATTCTCCCTTCTTTGTTATTCGAACTTATCTAAATACCAGCAAAGTTGAGTCCATATTTCCATTTCTCTCAAATCATATTCACAGTTTCTGATATAGAATAGTCCGCCATCACCATCAGCACTATATTCTCTGTTTAAGAAACGATTTATTAGGTGTTCTGCGATACGCTCGTTATAACGTTCGTCAAACATGTTGCCAATACCTAAATTATACATCATTTCCCAGAACCATTGGCCTGTTCTATCTCCGTATCCAGTGTTGTCCATAATTGACTCTTCGCAGCGTATCGCTAACGCCACCATCATCTCCAGAACGCTACAAGGCTCGTCTAAGATAGAAAGTACGCTCTCATCATTGATTTCCATAGCGTATCTATATCTTAGATCAATCCCATCTCTAGCTCTGTTTACATCGTTTCTAATTGAGAATGTAAATTCTGTTTGGTGTAAGAATATAAATATTTTTCTATAAGACGTATTACTGTGTGCTCTTCCTTTACAAACATAATCATATAACCAATCAAAATAGTCATCTTTGATTTTGTCGTTAGTAAGTTTCGACATCCATTACTCTCCCGTTGACTTCACTAAACGTTTTGTCATGTTTTAATATTTCATAATCACATTCTGTAACTTCGTTTCTTACATAAACAGAATCATCCTCATAATCACCAAAATGTGATAAAGCATCACCTATAATACTCTCCGGATCGCTTATAATTTCCCCTTCTTCATCCGTCAATACAAAATCAGCGTAATATGTCCAAGATTTAGAGTCATATAAATCACTCTCTCCAAATTCTTCAGGTGCTATTACGTATGGCTTGAATGTATCATCGCCAACTTCTACTTCAATTACCGAATCATCAGCAGGTTCGTCTTCTACAGAATATCCTGAATCACCTACAAGATTCTTATATTCAGCTACTTCTATTTCGCTTTCGACATCATCAGATGCTTCAAGTGAATTTAGTCCTGCTGTACCAACAGTAAGACCACTAGCAGCTCTTTCTCTATTTTTAAATTGTTCAATAACAGACTCTATTTCTTCGTCTGCTATTTGCTTGTATTTTTTCTCAACAAGCTTCCATGTTATAAACGACCCAGCAGCCGCTCCTAACACGAATGCAATTACTTTATTCATAGTTCTTTGTTCTATCCTCCTTACTGATTAAATCTCAGCATCCATTGGAATAAATATCATATCTCCTATTTTAAGGCATGATGTGTGGTTTAGTTGAACCCAGGCCTTGATGGTTCCTATACCATATCCAAACTTTACAGCTGCCTCTTCGATAGTCATAAAACCTAATAATTTACCATTTTCGAATATTTGAGCGTCCTCTAAATTATTCTTCAAAATATAAATAATTAAATCTCGTCCAGTTTCCATATTTACCCCTTTCTATTCAATTAGATCAAATCTAAAATAGGTCCGTCTACGTTAAAATCTAAAAGAATAGTTCGTTCGTACCCATTAACGAAGTTTCTACAACTTTCTCTATTCATATCGTAAATTCCAAAATCAACGTAGTTGTCTCCTTCTGGATGTTTTTCATCATAAATCCATCCTACAACTTGACCAGCTTTTGTTCTTGGAATACCCAATAAGTCATATACTTCGTTTAAGAATAAATGTCCTTTAGCACGAAGTAAATCGTTCGCATATTGTTGTTGATGTCTTAAAAACATTAAATTAAGTTCAGGATCTTTTTCCCATCCTTTGTTTCCGTCATCATAAAATTTAGCATATTCACTAACGTTAAGTTCTGGGTTTACTACATTTACTGTAGTCTTTTCAACTTTTTCTTTACCATTTTTATCCACTACTACTTCTTCGAATTCTTTTGCCTTAATTCCGTAACGAAGTTCTTTATCTAATTCTTCACCAAAACGTTCAACTACGTTCTTACGATAGTCTTTAAATCCTCTATCAACAACTGCATAGGCTGCCGCTAATGCAATGTTTCTTTTCTTAAGAATATTGTGTCCAGCTACAATACTTGTAATTGATAATGTACCAAGTATAATTGCAGGTGCATACAATCTTAATAATTTAACTCCAGTTTGAGCATAAGACATAGTTAAAGCTTGTTGTAGATCTTTTTCTGAATATTCATCCTTGTTTTCAACAACGGTATGAATAGCCTTGATCTCTTCCTTAGCTTCTTCCAATAGTGCTGTTGCTTTTGTAGTAGCTTTACAAGCCATTACTGTACTTGTGACAGTACCAGCGATACCAGCAACCATTAGAATTTCAGGACTATGTTTTTTAATTTTTAAACCAGCATTATTAAAGAATCTGCTGGCTTTTATCATAAATTCTGTTTTCATATTTTATTTTCTCCTTTTCTTTTTAATCTATAGGTATTGCTCTAGGCATTTTAATAGCATAACCTTCTCTTACACGAACAATTTCTGCATTACGAATATTTGTCCATCCGTATTTATTGTCAGTGTAGTCCCCAGTAATACCAACTAGGTCGTATAAATCAGCGACACGCACAAGACCGTACGTATCCATCAATTCGTCCATTCTCATTAATACTTCTTCAGCTTCCCCACGACTATCTAGAATGATGTCGTCATATGAACGTCTAGAAACTGTAGAACGATTATCTCTAGGTCTATCATAATCTGAATAGCTTCTATACGAAACTCTATCTGCAGATGAGCGTCTTCCGCCTTTTCTTGCCCCTCCATAAAGAATCATATCGATACCATCAGTTACGATATCCGAAACTGCTTTCTTAATTGCTGGTATAAGCACCTCACCTAAAATATAAGACTTAACATTTTTAGCGTCTTCTGAAATAAACTCATCAGCGATTTTACTAAGTGCACTTTTTTTCTTAGTGATAACTTTACCAGTTACAACTTTTTCTACTTTTTTCTCACGCTCTTTATTGTTCTTTTGTTCTTCTTTAAAGCGATTTGAATTTGGTTTATAATCATTCATTTCTATTTATCCTTTCTTTGGTATTGTAAAAAATAAAAAGAGAAGTATCACGAGATACCTCCCCATTATTTTTATTCTTCGTCTTGTTCTTCATTATCTTCAACATCTGCTTCTTCAACTTTGTTTTGAGCTTTCTTCTTTTTGTAGATTACAGCAGCTGCGATACCACCTAGAACTCCAATAGCTCCAAGTACTAATCCAGCAACTTTACCTCCGTTAGAATTGCTTGTACAAACGTTGTTTGTTTCATAATTGTTTTCCATAATAATTTTTCCTCTCTTTCTGAAGAATATTTTTTCTTCATTACAGTCTTTGTATTTTTCGCGAATTAACCTAATCTATCAAATTCGTATTTAGGTGCTACGCTATAATCTATAACAATACAAGGTTCTTCCTCGTCTGATAGACATGTGCTAAGTTCTAACTCAATTAAACCATCGTCAAGGTTCCAACCTAAACGACTACTGTTCTTAATTGGTTCCAAACCTAGTCTATTATATAACTCATCTAAAGAAATATAATTTTGATACGTCATTTCTCTATTAAGTTCATTAATAGTCTTTCTAATCGCATCAAGATCTGATCTAAAATATCTACCAGATATCTCGTCTCTGAACAACGTATTACCTTTTGTGGTTACATACACTGGTGTTTTAGACACAGGGTTCTTGTCAACCTCATCTTGAGCGATTTTTTGTTTAATTTCTTTCTCTTTTTTCTCGCCAATGGTTTCTATAACTTTGTCTCTGTAGCGTACTAATGCTTTTTCTGAGATCTTGTAAGCTGTTGCTAATGCCGCATTACGTTTAGCGCTGATCGAACTTGCCCCAATAATACAAGAAATAGATGCTACACCAGTTACAACCGCTGGTATGTATGGTTTCCATGCTACTTTAATTACTGTTTTTATAGGTAATTCGTCGCATCTTAGTTCCCCATAACCTTTTGCGTCTTCTATTAATTGAAGTGCTTTTGGTGTAGCTTTGACAGCCAATACTGTAGAGGTGATCATACCGGCAATACCGATTCCGGTAAGAATTTCAGGACTATGTTTTGTCAAAAAGCCCTTTGTTGATTTTACGAAATTTGTTAGTTTCGCATTCATTTTGATTCTCCTTTCATTTTTACAAAAATAAAGAGAGACCTTGTTTTAAGATCCCTCAATATTTTTATTTTTTAATTTTTTCGTCGACTAACTTTTGTAATGTCTCTTCGTTTTCTTTACTTCCAACCCAAGATGCTAGTATCATCCCTCCGATGCTTAATAGCATTCCTGCGCCTTTAGCTACTTTTACTACATTAATTTTTTTCACAGTTTTTGTCTCCTTTCACTATAGCCTCTGTAATCTCCGCGAATAATACGATAATACGATTTCGCGTCACCCACGTACGTATATTAGAATATCAATTCCGATGATGGTGGCAAGTTTACATCGATCGTACAACATTGCATGCCGTTCTTCATTATGGTTTGTTCATAATAGAATTCCAGTTCCTCGCAACCATAAGGTCCGATATGCTCTGAATCAATCCATCCAAGTCTATCTCCAAAGTCGACTGGAGGAAGACCTAATAATGCATAGTATTCGTTCATTGTTGCATACCCTCTTCGATGTAATATGTCTAGAAAATCGTATTCGGCTTGTTCTACTTTTTCAATAGTCGATATGAAATGTCTCATAGATTGAAAATCAAAGAACAATATAGTCCCAGTTGGAAGATCCATATCTTCTACGTTCATTTTGACGATTTCCGACTTTATTTTAGCGTCAGCATCATCGCCATATACATTCTTAGCAGCGTTACGATATTCTTTGTACGTATTATCCAATAAAGCATAAGCTGACATTAACGAAGCTTGGTTCTTGACGCTTAAATAATTAATACCAAAAATACAAGCAATTGTAGACGCTCCAGTTATTACCGCTGGAACATACGCTGTCCACGTTGCTTTAATTTTCTCAGTAGTAGTTAATGTATCGCCCTTTTTATTACGCGCTTCGTCTAGCAACTTAATTGCTTTCGGCACTGCTTTAGCAGACAATACCGCTGTCGCAACAACTCCAGTAGCCCCTATAACTGTAAGAATTGTTGACGAATTTCTTTTTAGAAATAATTCTAATTTGTTCATAACTTTGTATCTCCTTTCTTTTCAAAATTGAAGAGGACAATATTTGTAAAATCTTCTTTACTTTCGGCTTAGAGAATAGCCTCATATTTTCCTCTTCATTATAGCCCTTGTATTTTTCGCGAAGACAAAAAGTAAAGTGTAATTAAACACCTTACTTCTTTCTAAAAAATAACTTTTTGATTAACCATCCTAATATGATAATTAATACAATAACATCACCAAATACTATCAGTGCTCCAGCTCCTACAACACTAGTTATAACAACTGTAATAACCAATAATATTATTAATATTAATGCTAAAATTGTAAATAAAATCATTATTTAATCATCTCCTTCTTCATTATAGAAGGTGTTTTTTTCGCGAAAAAATAAGAGACCGAAGTCCCCATTTTGAAATATTTATTTCCATCTTTTTTTAATCGCACACACTAACCCTGCTATGATAGCGCCTATTATAACAAGTATTATACATTTTGATTTTTTCATGTTTACCTCCTTAAATATTTCTCATTATAGGAAGCGTTTTTTACGCGAATTAAATCAATCGTCTATCAAAGCAGGTTTCCCATCTTTCTCTTTTTATCGGTTTCATTTTTAAGGCCCACATTATTTGTCTTATTGTGACAGTTGGGTATAGACCGTCTGTACATTCACCAGAACGCTCGTCAAAGAAATCTTTGAATCGCTCGTGTAAATATAAAGTGTCCGTTAACCAGGGGTCTATATCTGTCCATCGAGTGGCCTTTGTATGCATGTTAAACCTTTGTTGTATTATTGCTAACCCTCTATTTCCTATTTTGAATAATGTACATCTCTCATAAACTGGATGGTCGCATATGTACACTTCTCCATACATTGAACTATAACGTTTTGGTATTTCATGATGATATCTCATTGTTTCTCCCTAAAAATGAAAAAGAAAAGTATCAATCAAGATACTTCCCTCAGAGTTTGTATTAACGCTTAAATATTTTCGGTACTACACCGCTAAGAATATTCCTCCCTAATGTGCTAGTTACGGTAGATGTCTGATCGAATCTAAACGTACGTACTATAGCGTAGATGCTGACACCAGTTGATACTGCGAAAGTTCCAATAGTTATCTGATTACGAATTTTCTCTCGTTTGTTCTCAGCCTCTATCTGTGCCTCCTTAATTTTAACTTCATTTTCCATTTGATGTTTCTTTAAATCTGCCTCGATAGAAGTCTGTTCCAATTTAAGTAATTCGTTTCTTAACTTGTCTCTTTCTTCTAGTAATAACTTGTACCCTTCATCTTTCTCAGTACACGTTCCAATTTGACCACTCACCTTCTCGTAGTCTGCCCATAAGGTTTCTGTAATTCTTTTCATATTGTTATCCTCCTAAAAATAAGTTTTATACATACCCCCATTATAGTCCTTGTTCTTCTCGCGAAACTTCAACATCGTGTCTAATCTCAAAGACTGCCTTTTTACTCTTGCGATCTGAGAGTTCACCGCTAGATAAGTGAAATCTGCACTCTCTGGTGTTATGATCCACTTCTACAAACCCATGAATTTTGCATCGAGAATTAATTAGTAAGGTAATTGTGCACCCCAATGCAAATCCTATAGCCAAAAATATAAATGGCATGTTGCCTCCTTTCTTATATATGGTACTCTAGTAAGTTATCACCCTTACTAGTAACCTACGTGATGAAAATCAGAAGTCTAAGTTTCCTTAAACCTCTAAAATACGCTCTTTATGCGTCTCAATTCTATCTATGATATTATCTTTAACTTGCTTATTAAAATCTTTGAACTCCATTTTGAAGTTGCCCTTATCCATAGCACATCCGTACATTAAATCCATACTTAATAATATGTAATATGCTAATAATGCTGGCAATATTGTTAAGTCCATAATAAGTAATAAAATTCCTATAATTCTTCTCATAATATCTCCTTCCTTCTTCACTATAGACTCTGTAATTTACGCGAAAAATAAAAGAGTCTTATTCAGACCCTTCATAATAAAATTTACATAATCCTGGATAAGCTTCTTCTGTTAATTCGATAAAACGTTCATATTGCTCCTTGGTACAATCTAGTATAAATACCATACCTTCATCGCAATGTCCATGACCATGTGGGATTGTATTATACACCTCACATATCACGTATGCCATTCCGGTTACTCTACCTTCTACGTAGACGTTACCTCCTAACTTATGATCCTCTCTAATTAATGTT